TATTCCAGATTGAATCCGATCAGAGTTTATATACTCAAGCACCACCAGCCCTTGGTGCAGCTATTGTAGGTCCTACAGTAGGTGGTCGTCCATTCGTACCAACTTATGTTACCACATACACTCAATATTTAAATATATTTGGTGATATTTTCAAAAGTGGTAGCTATTATTACGAATACTTCACATCACAAGCTGCTCGTGAGTATTTTCAAAATGGTGGTCAATCATTATTAGTAACTCGTATCATTAGTGGATCTAATGGTATTAGTACTTATGCTACTTCTAATGTAGCATCTATTGCTACTTTAACTAATGGTACTGCTGCTACAGCTAGTTTAAACTTAACTAACGCTGCTACTGCTCAACATTCTGCTTCTATTAATGGAACTTATACATTAAGTTTATCTGGATCATCTGTACAAGATGTTTTCAATAATCTTACTGCTTCTGCTGCTTATAGTGCTATTTCAAGTAGTGTTGTTACTGCTTCATTTGCAACTCCAAATGTAATATTTACTGCTATTCCTAAAGGAACAGTAGGTAATAATTACTATGTTGTTTCAGGAAGTACTACAACTATATTCACTGGAGGTGCTGATGTAAATTCATTCCAACTTGAAGCATTATCTTGGGGTAATCAAATGAACAACGCTATTACTCCATCTGCTGTTGTTTCTGGATCTACTAATGGTGGTGTTTTACCAAGTGGTTCATCTCAAAATATTCGTTGGGAAGTAACTAGTGCAAACACAGGAAGTGCAGGTGGTACATTTACAATCGTAGTACGTCGTGGTGATGATAATATTTCTCAACAAAATATCTTAGAAACATGGGCTAACGTAAGTTTAGATCCTCAACAACCAAACTTTATATCTCGTGTAATTGGTGACTTAAAACCAGTATTCAATACTACAACTGGACAAGTAGAATTTACAGGTAGCTATGCTAACCAATCATTATATATTCGTGTTGCTTCAGTAACTACTCCAAACGTAGATTCAATTGACAACAATGGTAATTTCAAAACTGGCTCTTATGCAGCTACTTTACCTTTAGTAGGTAGTGGTTCAGCTGGTGGTGGATTTACAGGTGGTGTAGCTGATACTACTTTACCAAAATTAATGAATGAAAGTATTACTACAACTAATATCCAAGGTTTCACTCCAGACGATTACAATCGCGCTTTCACATTATTATCAAATAAAGACGAATATGCATTCAACGTATTATTAGCTCCAGGTGCTGGTTTAGATACAGCTGCCTCTGATAATATGATTGCATGTGTTGAAGGTCGTGGTGATGCAATTGCAATTGTAGATAATGGTGTTTACGGAACTACAATTACAGGTGCTACTACAAATGCCACTGGTGCCTCTAGCAACTACGGTGCTACTTATTATCCTTGGGTTCAATTGTTTAGCTCTAACTTAGGTAAGACTGTATGGTGTCCTCCATCAACTGTAATCGGTGGTGTATTAGCATTCAACGACCAAGTAGGTGCTGAATGGTTTGCTCCAGCAGGTTTAAATCGTGGTGGTATCCCATCAGTAGTACGTGCTGAACGTCGCTTATCTCAATCAGATCGTGATACATTATATACAGGTAATGTTAACCCATTAGCTACATTCCCAGGAACTGGAGTATGTGTTTGGGGTCAGAAAACATTACAACGCAAACCAACAGCTCTTGATCGTGTAAACGTTCGTCGTTTGTTGATTGCATTGAAAGACTTCATTGGTGGTGTTGCTCGCAACTTGGTATTCGAACAGAATACAGCAGTTACTCGTAACCGCTTCTTAAGCCAAGTAAATCCATATCTTGAGTCTGTAGTTCAACGTCAAGGTTTATATGCTTACAAAGTAGTAATGGATGATTCCAATAATACTCCTGATGTAATCGATCGTAACCAATTAGTAGGTCAGATCTATATCCAACCAACTAAGACTGCTGAATACATCATCTTGAACTTTAACTTAACTCCAACTGGTGCTGAGTTCCCTGCCTAAGGGACTCAGCCAGTTAATATTTATTAACAGCAATTAAACATTAAAATAAAATGGCAGTATTAAATCCGAACGAAATCATGTTTACAGCGTTTGAACCTAAAGTTCAGAATCGCTTTATCATGTATATCGATGGAATCCCAGCATATTTGATCAAAGCAGCTAGCGCTCCTGGATTCGAAGCTGGAGAAATTATCTTAGATCATATCAACGTTTATCGTAAAGTTAAAGGTAAAGTTCGTTGGAACGATATGACTTTAAGTTTATACGATCCTGTAACTCCAAGTGGTGCTCAAGCAGTAATGGAATGGGCTCGTTTGGCACACGAATCAGTAACTGGTCGTGATGGTTACTCCGATTTCTACAAAAAAGACTTAACATTAGATATTTTAGGTCCAGTAGGTGATATCGTAGGTGAGTGGATTATCAAAGGTGCTTATTGCAAAACAGCTACTTTCGGTGAATACGATTGGGCTAACGATGCAGCAATCAACTTGTCCGTAACAATCGCTATGGACTATTGCGTTCTTAACTTCTAATCACTCTTCATATTTCTTTTCTTTAAGCGTCTGCTTTGGCAGACGCTTTCCTTTTGCATATATTTATATACACAAATAAAATTAGTTTATGGCTGAATTAAAGTTACCAACTGAGGTAGTAAAATTACCTTCCAAAGGTTTATTGTATCCTAAAGAATCACCACTTGCTAAAGGTGAAATTGAAATGTTCTACATGACTGCAAAGCATGAAGATATTCTTACTAACGTTAACTTTATCAAAAACGGAACAGTTATTGATAAATTATTACAAGCATTGATCGTTACCCCAATTAATTATGATGAATTGTTAATTGGTGACAAAAATGCAGTGTTAGTAGCTGCTCGTATCTTAGGATATGGCAAAGATTATTCATTTAAGTACACTGATGATCGTGGAAATGAAAAAGAAGCAACTGTTGATTTATCTGCGCTAGATGAAAAACCAATAGACGAATCATTATTTACAGCGGGTGTAAACGAATTTGCGTTTAATACGCCTAAAACTGGGGCTTTATTAACCTTTAAATTATTAACACACGGTGATGAAAAGAAAATTGAAGCCGAAATTAAAGGTTTACAAAAAGTAAATCCAAATGGTTCATATGACGTTACAACACGTTTAAAACACACTATCACTTCAGTAAATGGAGAACGTGACCAAAAAACAATTCGTGACTTCGTAGACAATTATTTACTTGCCCCTGATGCTAGAGCATTACGTGAATATTATTCTAAAGTACAACCTGATATTGAGTTGAAATTTATCCCTGATGAAAACTATGTTGGGGAGGGCATAGCTATTCCAATTTCTCTTAGCTTTTTTTGGCCTGACGCCTGAGTATAGACCTATACTATTTAAACAAATTCATGAAATAGTATTCCATGGACAAGGTGGATATGATTGGGATACAGTCTATAATATGCCTCTATGGTTGCGTAAAACTACGTTTAATTTAATTAAAGAGCATTACGATAAACAAAATGAAGAGGCTGAAAAACAAAATAATATGCTAAAAAATAAAACAGGTAATAAAGATATATCACGACCAAACATAGCTCCAACTCCTAATTACGTTGCAAAAGCGCCCAAGAAATAGGCGCTTTTAATATTTATACGATGTAATACTATAGCATGGCTGATCCACAACAATTACAACAACAGGTACAAGATTTAAATAACCAGTTAGAAGCTATCAATGATAAGATTAAAGACATTGGTACTAATCTAACTAAAGGAATGGTCAATGAGCTGAACACTTCTATACAATCAGCAAAAAAATTAGGTGAAAATTTAACTAAATCAAAAGATTTATCTAAAAGCACCAAAGAACTTCAGGGAGCATTAAATAAAATTATTGCTAAAAATGAACAAATAAGTTTATCTAAAGCAATAGCTGAGAAAAAATTAAATAGAGCTATTCAAGAAGGAAATATAGTTGCTGAAAAAAGATATAAAACTGAATTTTCAAGACTTAGTACTCAACTAAAACTTAATGAACAAGTAGAAGATGAAATACGTAAATTATTAATAGCAACTGAAGAGAGAAAGAAACAAACTAATTTAACTGATAACATGGTTAAAGCCCTAGAAAAAAATCTAGGGACTACAAAAGAACAAGTTAAGGAAATGTTTACCTTAACTGGTTTATTTACTCTATTGATAGATAGTGCATTTAAAGCAGACAAACAAGTTACAGAATTAGCTAAATCTTTAGGATTAAGTAAAAGAGCTGCTAATAGTGTAAGACAAGAATTTGTTGCCTATTCTAGGGCAGCAGAAGATGCATTCGTCAATACAGATCGCTTATTAAAAGCACAACAAGGATTAACTGAACAACTAGGTATTGCAGTTAAATTCAGTGGTGAAGAAGTTGAACAGTTTGCTCGTTTAACTGAGATAGTAGGATTAACAAACGAGGAAGCAGGTAAATTAGCTAAATTCTCAGCAGCAACAGGAGTAAGTACTAAAGATTATGTTGCTGATCTACGTAAAGCAGCATTTGCAGCAATGCAAGCTAATAAAATTCATATTAGCGATAAAGAATTGCTCTCTAGTATTAGTAAACTAAGTGCAGGTATACTTGTTAAATTCCAAGGTAATCCTAAAGCAATAGCTCAAGCAGTAGTACAAGCAAAAGCATTAGGTACTTCTTTAGAGCAAGTAGATAAAACAGCTGAATCACTTCTTGATTTTGAATCTTCAATTGGAGCTGAACTTGAAGCTGAATTAATAACAGGAAGACAACTTAACTTTGAGAGAGCAAGAGCAGCAGCATTAACAGGTGATCAAGCGGCATTAATGGAAGAAATGGCTGCTCAAGCAGGTTCGCTTGCTGAGTTCCAAGACATGAATGTGATTGCCCAACAATCATTAGCTAAGGCATTTGGAATGAGTAGAGATGAGATGGCTGAAATGTTAATGAAGCAAGAAGCTATTAACAAATATGGAGATAAAGCAGCTGAATTGAATGCAGAGCAGATTAAGGATATGGAAAAGAGGAACATGACTGCTGACCAATACCTTAAAATGCAAGAAGAGCAAAGATCAACTCAAGAAAAGTTCAATGATGCTATGTTAAAACTACAAGATATTGTAGGTAATTTAGTAGCAGGACCATTTGGTAGATTATTAGATATAATTGCCTCTATATTACAATATACTGATTTACTAGCAGCAGCAGCTTCATTATATATAACACGTTTATTAGTTATTAATTCACTTAAAGCAATAGAATATATTAGGAGTAAAAGAACAGCTCAAGCTGATGCTGCTGGTGCTGCTGCTGGTGCTGCTAAATCAGCAGCTGGTATTCCAGTTGTTGGGTGGGCTTTAGCCGCAGGTGTAGCTACAGCTTTATTTGCTACTTTATCAGGTATGTTTGATAAAGCAGATGACTTTATCTCCCCAGGCTATGGTAAACGAATGATATTATCTCCTGAAGGTACTGTTGCTCTTAATGATAATGATACTATAGTAGCTGGTACTAATTTAGGAGGAAAAGGTGGTGGAGGTTCATCAAATGATGGAGTAATAGCAGCTATTGCTAATTTAACTAATATTATGTCAAAACAACCAGCACCACAATTTGCCCTTAATGTTGGTGGTGAACAAATAGGTGCCGTTGTTGGTAAACAACAATCAACAGGTACACAACAAACAATAAATTCATATAAACTAGCATAACAATTAAATATTTATATCAAACAACTAAAATTACAATAAAATGCCAGTAATTAATCAATTAAACACTAGCACGTTAAGTTTACAAGGTAACCGTATCAATGCTGTTCCAACGCAACCAGCGTGGGGATACATCGATGCTTCAGCTAATTTAGATCCTGCAGCCAGTAAGTTGCAAAATACATATTCTGTTAATTCTATTCCTCCTGTAAGGTTGAAAGATTTTAACATTAATGGTGTAACTACTGTACCAGCTGAATCTAGATTAGATGAGTTGGATCGTAGAGCTCCAAACTTAACAGCAGGTGGAATTGTATCTCAAGTATACAAATCCCCAAGAGGCCGCCAATACAAAGATTTAGGCCCACGTGACGGACGTTATTAATAGTGTAAGATGCCTTTAATAGATCTACAAACAAACTTAAAATCACTTAAGTATGGCGCTGATCGCTTAGGCGGCGGTGATAGTGGTTTGCCTTATATCACAACTGATATAGCTACCGCTGATCCTGGTTTAAAGTTTGATGATGGATTTGTAAGAGGTGGAACTGTAAACGCAGCTCAGTTAGGACTTATAGATGCTAAACGCATTAGCAAGTTCTTTAATGATAAACCAAAAGGATTTCTATTTAGAACTAAACAAGTAGGATTACAACTAGCAAATCCACGTTTAGAAATACCTAAAAACCCAGCTAATATTATATCAGGAATACCTGATAATCCACTGGCTGTAGGAACAAGAGGTTTGCTAGAGCCAACTCGTATTTACAATCTTTTAGGTACTAATACTCTTCTCCAAATACCAGTAAATGCATTTGGAGGACATTTTAATAGACACGGTTTATTACCTATACAAACAGATGCTAGTAAATATGAGGCTGTAGTTGCTGCTAATAACAATATTGGATTCTATAACAATCCTTCAAAAGATAATAGATTAGTAACATTAGCTGATAAATTTAAATTAGGAGATAGAACAGGAAATACTAGTGTAGCAAGAGCAGCAGGTAATTTATTTAATACTGTTGGAAATTTATTAAGCAATATTCCTATTGTATCTACAATTTTAAATGCATTAACACCACAAGATCTAATTATAGATAGATATCAAGGTGGAGCTAACTCCGTTTATGGAGCTGGAGAAACAATTATAAGAAGATATAATTTTACTGAGGATAAAGGTAAAATAGATCAATCATTATCATTTAGCCGTCAGTTTGCAGGTAATACTAGAAATTTAACTACTGGTGCTCCTGAAACTGTTAATTATGCTAGAGGATTAGGTAATAAAAATGATTTAAAATCTATTTCTAATTATGATTCTGAAACACAATTTAATTCTGACCCAGCTGAAGTTAAAAAAGGAGTAAATAATAGTGTTGTTACATATGGTGCTCTTAAAACATATACCATTTTAAGAGGTAAAATTAATACTAATCTAACCCAAGAAATACCAGATACAGGAGATTATACCGCTACTCCTTATAAAGATAAAAATACTATTACTACTGTAGATCCTCAAGTAGACAGAGATCCATCTGAACCTTATAGATATTATGGTATAAGAAAAGTATCTGATAGTGGAAGTATATCAACATATAGTAATACTGATGTATTTGCTAGAAATGATGCTTCTATTTTAACTGTGGTGTTTAGAGCAATTAATCCATTTGGATCTCCTTCTAATATTGACCCTAATACAGGCCTACCTGGTAACCAAGAAAGATGGGTATTTTCAGCATATATGAATGGTTTTAGAGATAATTTTAATGGTACTTGGAATGAAGTAAATTATAATGGTAGAGCAGAAAGTTTCTATGTTTATAATAAATTTAAACGTAGTGTATCATTTAATTTACAAATACCTTGCTTTAATAAAAGACAATTATTTGAAAAACATAGAACATTAGGACAATTA